GTTGAAAAGCGCGGCCATCCCCAGCGATAGGTTCCTCAAGAACGATCTGGTCGGCCCCATGATGAAGCCGGACAGCAAGGGAACGATCTTTTTGGAGAGCAAGAAGGACATGAAGGCGCGCGGGCTGGCGTCGCCCGACGCTGCCGACGCCATCGCGGTGACGTTCGCGTTCCCAGTGGCGCATAGAGAATATGTTGCAAGGGAGCCAAGAAAGGGCTACTCTGCGGCAGGAATACCAACCTCTTGGATGGGTGCCTAATGGCGAAGAAAAGCGTCTCATTGGCCGTAGGACGCGGCGAAAAGCTGCCGACCAAGCAAGGCGCAGGACTGACCGCCAAGGGGCGTGCTAAGTACAACCGGGAAACCGGATCGAATTTGAAGGCGCCCGCACCGCATCCCAAGACAAAAGCCGACGAGGGCCGCAAGAAATCTTTTTGCGCTCGCATGGGCGGTGTGGTAGCAAAGTCGAAGAATGCTGAGCGCGCCAAAGCCAGCATGAAACGGTGGAATTGCTCATGAAGAAGCCGGGTCTGTACGCCAACATTCATGCTAAGCGCGAGCGCATCGCCGCTGGATCTGGCGAGAAGATGCGCAAGCCCGGCACCAAAGGCGCGCCGACCGCCAAGGCGTTTAAGCAATCAGCCAAAACGGCTAAGAAAGGCAAGTAAGATGCCGCTCGTCAAATCATCCAGCAAAAATGCTTTTCGTAAAAACGTAAAAGCTGAAATTGCTGCGGGAAAGCCCGTAAAACAGGCAGTTGCGATTGCCTATTCCGTCAAACGCGACGCAGCTAAAGCTAAGCCTGCATCATCCGGCAAAAAGGGCAAATGATGGCTGCGAATGACGTTGAGAGCGCCGGTAAAGTCTCGGAAGCCGATGACCATGACCGCCTCGCAGTTATGCGGTCGCGGTTCACTATGGCAATGTCGGCTTACTCCGACAGCCGCGAAGATGAGCTGGACGACTTGCGCTTCATGGCGGGCTCGCCAGACAACCAATGGCAATGGCCGGCGGATGTGCTCGCAACTCGCGGCTCCGTGCAAGGCCAGACGATCAACGCGCGTCCCTGTCTGACCATCAACAAACTGCCACAACACGTTAGGCAAGTGACTAACGAACAGCGGCAGAACCGCCCAACGGGCAAGGTCATTCCTGCCGACGACAAGGCCGACGTACGCGTGGCCGAAGTGTTTGACGGCATGGTGCGGCACATTGAGTATATCTCAGACGCCGACGTGGCCTACGACACGGCTTGCGACAATCAGGTCACGTATGGCGAGGGCTACATCCGCATTTTGACGGAATACTGCCGTGACGACAGCTTCGATCAGGACTTGAAGATTGGCCGCGTCCGCAACTCGTTCTCGGTCTATATGGACCCGACGATCCAAGACCCATGCGGCGCCGACGCCAAGTGGTGTTTCATTACGGAAGACCTGACCAAGAAAGAGTATGAGCGGTTGTTCCCTGACGCGACGCCGATCAGCTCTATGATGTCTCAGGGTGTAGGCGACCAATCGCTCAGCCAGTGGCTTTCGGAAGATACGATCCGCATCGCGGAATACTTCTATTACGAGTACAAGCCCGGCATTTTGCACCTGTACCCCGGCAATATCACGGCTTTTGAAGGCACGCCGCAGGACAAGCAGCTCCGCGCAACCTTTGGCAAGCCGCTGCGTACCCGTCAGGTTCAGCGCCAACAGGTCAAATGGCTCAAGACCAACGGTTATGAAGTGCTTGAAGAGCGTGATTGGGCGGGCAAGTGGATACCCGTCGTGCGCGTGATCGGCAACGAATTTGAGGTTGACGGGCAGATTTACGTGTCCGGCCTCGTGCGCAACGCTAAAGATGCGCAGCGTATGTATAACTATTGGGTCAGCCAAGAAGCCGAAATGCTGGCACTGGCCCCCAAAGCGCCCTTCATTGGCTATGGCGGTCAGTTTGAAGGCTATGAAATGCAGTGGAAGACGGCCAATACGACAAACTGGCCGTATCTTGAGGTAAATCCCGATGTCACTGACGGAAACGGCGCGGTCCTTCCTCTCCCGCAGCGCGCAGCGCCTCCGCTCCCGCAAACTGGACTTATCCAAGCCAAAATGGGAGCGTCTGACGACATCAAATCAACCACGGGTCAGTACGACAGTAGTCTTGGCGCGCAAAGCAACGAGCGGTCGGGTCGAGCCATTCTGGCTCGCGAAAAACAGGGTGATACAGGCACGTATCACTACGTTGACAACCTCTCCCGCGCCATCCGTCACGTCACGCGCCAACTCGTCGACCTGATCCCCAAGATTTACGACACGGAGCGTGTAGCCCGTATAATCGGCCTCGACGGCGAAGTCGGCATGGTTAAGATCAACCCCATGCAGCCTGAGCCCGTGCGTGAAATTCGCGACCAGAATGGCGGCGTGATTGAGAAAATCTACAATCCGTCGGTTGGCGTTTATGATGTGTGCGTCACTACAGGCCCCGGCTACATGACCAAACGGCAGGAAGCGCTGGACGCCATGTCCATGTTGCTTCAGTCTAACCCGCAGCTTTGGACGGTTGCTGGCGACTTGTTTATCAAAAATATGGATTGGCCGGGCGCGCAGGAAATGGCTGCACGCTTTGCCAAGATCATTGACCCGAAGGTGGTGGCTGGTGAAGATCAATCTCCCGAAATGGCTGCAGCCAAACAGCAACTTGATGCGCTCACTCAGGAGCTTAACGCGACTGTGGACGCGATTGGTCAACTTCAGCAAAGCTTTGAAGCCCAAAAACTTCAAATCGACGCTTTCAAAGCTGAAGTCCAAGCTTACGACGCTGAAACAAAGCGTATTTCGGCTGTTCAAGCGTCCATGAGCCCTGAACAAATCCAAGATATTGTCATGGGAACGATTGCGGCGGCGGTCGATACCGGCGATTTGGTTGCTGGAATGCCCTCTAGCGAAGCAATCGAACCCCGTGGTATGATTGAAACGCAGGAAATGCCGCCGGAGCCCCAAATGGCGCCGCAAGCACCTCCGCAGATGGGAATGTAACCATGAAATGCGCTGAATTTGTCGGGTGTATGTTCCTAGCTCGTGATGTGGCCCATTCGGTCCACCTCAACACGCGCAGTTTTGCCAAGCATAAAGCTCTTGGTAAATTCTATGAGGACATTATCGACCTCGCGGATACGTTTACGGAGATGTATCAAGGCCGTCATGGTTTGATTGGCCCTATCGCGCTACATTCCGCTCGCAAAACTAGCAATATCGTCGAATTTCTGGAAGATAGCCTGAAAGAAATCGAAGATAACCGCTATAAAGTTTGCGATGAAAGCGACACTGCGTTGCAAAACATCATCGACGAAATTGTCGGGCTCTACCTGACGACCCTCTACAAACTCAAATTCTTGGCGTGAGGTGAGAAATGCCTACTGCTTCGTATAACAAATACACAGCCGCCATTGAGCCGCTGTTTGAAAACATCAACTCAGGTTCGGACACATGGAAAGTGGCGCTTGCTGCCACTGTCAACGCTGCCGACACGACTTTTACGCCCGGCACGACCGATCTGGCGACCGCAGGCGGCTATACGGCTGGCGGCAACACCGCAACTGTATCATCTGCGACGCAGACTGGCGGTACGTACAAACTTGTGCTTGCCAGCCCTGCTACGTGGACTGCTACGGGATCTGGTTTTACTTTCCGCTATGCAATTTTGTGGGATAGCACCACTAGCACCCCGGTTGCTTATTGGGATTATGGGTCTTCGCAAGCGGTTGCTGCCGGCGAAACGGTTACTGTGACGCTTGACCCGACCAACGGTGTGTTTCAGGCCACCTAAAGGTGCTAAATGGCGCATATTACCGCTGATCGCGTCCGCGATACGACGACGACTACCGGAACGGGCGCGGTCACGGTTAGCGGCACCGCGCCTAATGGATACCAGACGTTTTCCGCGGTTTGCGCAACAAACGATACGTTTTGGTACGCTATAGCGCAGCAAAGCGGCACCGAATGGGAAGTAGGGCTCGGCACTTACTCGTCAGCCAACACTATTACCCGCACAACCGTAATAGCATCCAGCAATTCAGGCTCGGTTGTTACGTTTTCGGCGGGCACCAAAGACGTGTTTATTACTCTTCCTGCCGCAAAAACGGTTCAGCTTAACAATTCCGGTAATGCCGGCGCTCTTGGCACCGTAACGTCAGTTACGCTGACCAACGCCACGGGTTTGCCGCTGTCTACGGGCGTCACTGGCACGCTACCCAGCGCTAACGGTGGTACAGGCGTCAATAACGGTAGCAGCACCATAACTATTGGCGGCAACGTCGTGTTTTCTGGCGCGTTTGCTATGCAGTTTACGGTGCCGGGTGCGTATACCTACACGTTGCCTGCCGCAACTACGACACTTCTTAGCACGGGCGTTACGGCAACAATTACTAAAGGTTTTACTGTTACTCCCAATTCAATTTCTACGGGAAGTTTCACAGTAGACCCGTCGCTTGGTAACTATCAGTACGTCACAAACAACGGTGCCTATACAATTACTGCACCGGCGTCTGATTGTGCGGTCGACATCCTTGTCACCAACGGCGCTTCGGCAGGGGCGACTACTTTTTCCGGCTTTACGGTTGGTAGCTCTACGGGCTCCGCGTTAACAACGACAAACACAAATAAGTTTCTTATTTCTGTTCGCCGTATTAACGGAACATCCACCTACAGCATTTATGCGCTGCAATGATTATCCTCCCAAATCGCCACGAACCGCGCACCAAAATACTTGCTCCTCTGCATGAACATTGGTGGCGTGAACCTTCGCGCGCGCAATTCAAAGACGACATGGGCAACCAAAACTGCACTATGTTTCGTCTTACGGCGGTTTCTAAAACAGGACGCGTTTTGTGGCGAGGTTTTTACCGCGACCGCAATGACTTTGATGCAGTGCTTAATGCCATTATGTTTGGCCGCATCCGTTATGAACGCGCGCTTTGGTGTTTGTCTGAGCCCGAATGGTGCCCCGACATAGACGCCGACGCGTTCTATCAGTTTCACACAATGGTGTTTCTAAGCGCTTACCCCGACGAAGTGCTTGAGTGGGTAGCTCCGGCTGACTTTTCACTTCCTCGCACGGCGCCTGCGTTTGTGTCTGAGACGGAATACCTATTTTGGTCTGGTTCGCCGACGTTTTTTACGGCAACCGGCGCAGGGTCGGATACGGCACCGTCTGACTGGAACTCAGCTAATAACAAAATTGAAGTTCTTGGCGCAGGGGGATCAGGTGGCCGCAGTCAACGTGTCGATAACAACGATACCGGCGGCGGCGGTGGCGGGGCGTACTCAGCCAGCACAAACTTGTCTATTACGGGTGGAGCTACCTGTTACTATTCAATTGGAAGTGGTGGGCCACGAAAAACAACTAACGGCGCGGGGACTGCCGGCGGCGACACATGGTTTAATAAATCATCAAACGCGGCGCCTAGTGCAACATCTGACGGCGCATTAGCTAAAGGCGGCGCGGCTGGATTTTACAATACTGCTCCGACATCAGGTTCCGCTGGTGGCGCGGCAGCATCGGGCGTTGGTACAACTAAGTATAGTGGCGGTTCTAGTGGTTTTCTTAACTCAGCTCAAACAGCGTCAGGCGGCGGTGGTGCTGCTGGCATGAATGGAGCGGGCAACAATTCACCTAATCCTAGCGGTGCAAACGCTGCATCTACGGGCGGTTCGGCTGATGCTGGATTTGGAGGCGCGGCAGGAAGTCCTGCGGGCGGTAATAATCCCGGCGGTAACGGTACTGAGTGGTCGTCGTCCTACGGATCTGGCGGCGGCGGGGCGGGTTGGTGCATTACTGGTGAAACTAACAACCAGTTAGCGGGCAGTGGCGGCAATTATGGCGGCGCCGGAGGAGCGTCTTGCCAATATAATACGTCTGGCGGTCAAAGCGGCGCGGGTATTCAAGGTCTATTAGTGGTAACGTACACACCTACGTTGCTTCTGTTTCCCAACGCACCAATGATGGGGCTCTAATATGGCTCAAGTTGGCTATAAACTAATCGACGCTGACGGAGCCGTCCTTGCACAATGGGGCGGTACGTGGGGGCAATGCCCGCCTCTTCCCAACGTCATTAACTTGCCAAACGGCGATCAGGTCTATTGCCCTGAACTTGGCGTAGCCTATGACGGCTGCACCCTTGTTGAGTGGGACATGGATAAGCCAGTCAAAACAACTGTTGATGGGCTTACGTTTTTGAACCGTTTTACAGATGAAGAATACGGCAACATTCTAAAAGCCGCGCAAACTGACGTGCAAATTGCACGCTGGCTTGATATGTTTAGGCTTAGCCGCGAAATAGATGTCGCCGGTCAAACAGCACAGGAAGCTAAAGCTGCTTTTGTTGAAAAAGGGCTTTTGTCGGCTGAACGCGCAGACGTCATTTTTGCGCCCGAATAAGCGGTAAGGATGGTCAATGGCGCTCGACCTTGGCATATCGTCTACAGCCATATCGTCGGCGCCTATTTCTGGCGCAATCGGCGCGCTAAACCAATATGTACTGACCGCTAATAATGGAACCTATACCCTTACCGGTCAGACAATTACGTTAGTTAAAGGCCGCGCTTTGACTGCCAACAACGGCAGTTACGCCCTTACAGGTCAATACGCATATATTTACTTAAACAGAGCTTTAACTGCAAATAACGGCTCTTATGCGCTGACAGGGCAATCTGCGGGCGTTTATTATGGCCGCGCTTTGTCCGCTGACAACGGCAGTTATTCCGTTACAGGTCAATCTGCAACTTTGTTGCGCAGCCGTCTTTTGTTGCCAGCTAACGGCACCTATTCCGTAACGGGACAAAGCGCGACTTTGTTGCGCAGCAAGCTAATTGTTTCGTCGTACGGAACATACACGCTTACGGGCAAAAGCGTTACGATTACCCGCGACCGCGCGCTGACGCCGTCCTATGGATCATACGCGTTAACAGGCCAGTCTGCCGTATTGGTTCGCAACCGCGCACTTAGCCCGGCTTACGGCACATACGCCGTTACAGGCTATTCTGCAGATTTGCTGCGCAACCGCAATTTAACCAGCAATGCTGGCGCGTATAACTTGACCGGACAAAGCGCCGTAATAACTTATTTTATTCCCGGTCAATATGAGCTAAATGCTTTGCGCGGCAGTTATTCTGTGACAGGATACCCCGCGAGCTTGTCAAGAGGATTTGTACTTTCCGCGCAAAATGGAGTATATTCTGTTGACGGGCAGTCAGTCATCTTCAGCTACCCGACCCCACCGGGCGAGTTGCTGCAACGCAACGTGGAATTACGTTCGTTCACCGAACGCAGGAGAATATAATGGCTGTTAATCTAAAAGCGGTCACTAGCTGCCTTGGCTATCAGCAAATCACGTCGCTTAGCAGCGCCAGCGGTTTGACGGTCCCGGTAAATGACAAGCTTGGCAATCGCCAACAGGCAACTTTTGCATTGATTACGCCGGAAGCGCAGGCGGTTCGCTGGCGCGATGATGGTGTAGACCCCACTTCTAGTGTCGGTATGCCTCTAGCCGTTGGCGTGACGCTTCAATACGACGGCGACCTGACCAAGATTAAGTTCATCGAACAGGTCGGCGGCGCAAAGCTTAACATCAGCTATTACGCATAAGGACCGCCCGATGATTACGATCACAAACGACGCGCCTCCGACAGACTATATCGACTATTTCACTCGGCAGTTGCCGATTGATTTGGCGACCATGTCCAAGCTGCGCGATGAGCTTGCGCTTCGTCAGGGCGCGCTGACCGCAGTTGAAGACGCCGCGCGCGACCGCGCCGCCGCTAAAGAAGAGCTGGAAGGCGCCCGCCGCGCGACCAAGGCTATGTTTGACGACGCCAACGCCCAGCGCGATGCCGCGCAGGCTTTGGCTGGTCAGGTTGCAGTTGCTCGCAAAGAGTTGGAAGAAGCTCAGGCCGCGTTCGATGACCGTCAGGCTAAAGCTGAAGCGGCGCTGGCTAAGCGCGTTGCTGCCGCCGACAAACGCGAGGCTGACCTTCAGGCTCTTGCCGACAAATTGAGCGCGCGTTCAGCGCAGCTTGACAAAGATACGCTTGCACTAGAAGCTCGCGTTAAGGCTTTCCAAGAAAAAGTGGCAAGCCTTTCAGCCTAAACCGACTAGCCGGTAGCTAGGTAGCTCTTAGGAGTGCGTAATGAGCGATGAAGCTCTTGAAGTACCAGCGGTTGATCCCGCGCCGGAACAGGTTGTAACGGCTACGCCTGCCCCCGAAGAAACGACGCCGGCAGAACAGACGACAGAAGCGGCCAAGACCTTCACACAAGAAGAGCTTGACGCCATTGTCGGAAAGCGTCTTGCAAGAGAACAGCGTAAGTGGGAGCGTGAGCAGGCTCAACGTCTTGCTGAACTTGAAGCATCCCGTAAGGTAGCTTCAGCCCCTTTACCTGACGTCAATGACTTTGATAATGCCCAAGCTTATGCAGAAGCATTGGCTGAACGCAAAGCTCAAGAGTTGTTGGCCCAGCGCGAGGCAGCAAAACAACAAGCCCAGCTTCTTGATGCGTATCACGAAAAGGAAGAGGATGCGCGCGGGCGTTACGATGACTTTGAACAGGTCGCGTATAACCCAAACCTTCCTGTGACTGACGTGATGGCTCAGACGATCCAAGCTTCTGAGATTGGCCCCGATGTAATCTATTACCTCGGTTCTAACCCTAAAGAAGCCGGTCGCATTGCTGCTATGCCGCCGATTTTGCAGGCGCGAGAGATTGGGAAGATTGAAGCCAAACTAGCTTCTAATCCACCGGTCAAAAAAACCTCAACCGCGCCAGCCCCTATTGCTCCTATCGCAGCATCCCGGTCAACGGGAGCACCAGCTTACGACACCACAGACCCTCGTTCTGTCAAAACAATGACAACGTCGGAATGGATTGAAGCTGAACGTCTGCGACAGATCAAGAAGTGGGAAGCGCAACACAACCGCTAACCCTTTAGGTGGAACACTATGGGTAACTCACTTCTTACTATCGACATGATTACACGGAAGGCTCTGGAAATTCTGGAGAACAACCTTGTAATCACCCGCAACGTCAACCGTCAGTATGACGACAGCTTCGCAGTGGAAGGCGCCAAGATTGGCTCGACCCTGCGTATCCGTTTGCCTGATCGTGCGCTCGTCACCGACGGCGCTGCCCTTCAGGTTCAGGACGACAACGAACAGTACACGACCTTGACTGTGTCTTCGCAGAAGCACATTGGCGTGAACTTTACGTCTGCCGAACTGACCATGCAGTTGGACGACTTCGCAGAGCGCGTTCTGAAGCCTCGTATCTCGCAGCTTGCTTCGAGCATCGACGCTGACGTCGCTAACTCGTTTGCGTCCGTCTATAACTCCGTCGGCACTCCCGGCACAACGCCTGCGACTTCTTTGGTTCTGCTTCAGGCCCAACAGAAGCTCAACGAGTTTGCCACTCCGATGGCTCCCCGCTATGCCACCGTCAACCCGGCAGCTAACGCTGGCCTCGTTGAAGGCATGAAGGGTCTGTTCAACCCGACCGGCACGATTTCGCGCCAGTTCAAGAACGGCCTCATGGGTGAAGGCGTGCTCGGCCTCGACGAAGTGTCTATGTCTCAGTCGATCCGTCAGTTCCTTACCGGTTCTGCGGTTCGTACCGACAGCCTTGCCGTCAAGACCACGCTCTCCACGCAGGGCACCAACACGATCACGTTCAAGTCGGCAACCAACGCTAAGACGGTTGTCCCCGGCGACGTGTTCACCATTGCTGGCGTCTACGCGGTCAACCCGCAGACCCGCGAAAGCACTGGCTCGCTCCAGCAGTTCGTTGTGACCAACACGGTTACTTCGGCTGGTACGGAGTTCGCCAACGTGACCTTCCAGCCGGCGATTTACACCTCGACACAGGCGCTCGCCACTGTTGACAGCTTCCCGCAGGCTGACGCAGCGGTCACGCTCCTTGGCGCGGCCAGCACCTACTACCCGCAGAACCTTGTGTACCACAAGGACGCGATCTCCTTCGCCACTGCCGACCTTCTGCTTCCGCAGGGCGTCGACATGGCTTCGCGTCAGGTCCACAACGGCATTTCGATGCGCGTTGTCCGTCAGTACGACATCAACAACGACCGTCTGCCTTGCCGTATCGACGTTCTGTATGGCTACAGCGTCATTCGTCCGACGATGGCTTGCCGCCTCTGGGGGTAATCAACCATGCCTACTAACACAAAACCTGTAGGTGTTGCTTACGAAGACCCTCAGCTCGACGGCGCCATTCTTGGCAAGTCCGGCGGCACGATTGGCTTCTACGGCACCACTCCCGTCACGAAAGGCGCTGCGGTTACGACCCTCGCCACCACCCCCACGGCGACTGACATCGCCGTGGCTGTCAACTCGATCATCTCCCGTCTTAAGACGGTGGGCCTGATCTCGTAATCAGAAGGAACCTAAATCATGGCACTTCCTAAAGTTGGTGATGGCGAACAGATTGGCGACGGCAACTTAGGCGAAACGCTGAATGTTGGCCGCGCTGGTCAGCCTTTGCAGCTCGGCGGTTCGGGCGGCACGGTCGGTTTCTACGGTGCAACTCCTGTTGCCCGCGGCGCCGCGGTGACGACCCTTGCTACGACCCCTACGGCAACTGACATTGCCACGGCGGTCAATTCGATCATCTCTCGTCTTCAGACGGTTGGGATTATCTCGTAATGGAGTTGCTTCTTGGCTGCGGCTCTAGCCGCGTCAAGAAACTGCACCAGCAAGACCGGCCTGAATGGGCCGGTCTTGTCACGTTGGACTACGAAGCTCGGCACAACCCTGACGTTGTGCATGACTTAAACGTCCTTCCACTGCCGTTTCCTGACAACTCCGCTGACGAAATTCACGCCTATGAGGTGTTGGAACATTGTGGTCGCCAAGGCGACTATGAGTTCTTTTTTGCTCAGTTTTCGGATTTTTGGCGCGTTTTAAAGGATGGCGGCGCTATCCTTGGGACGGTGCCGTTGCCGACTAGTCCGTGGGCTTGGGGCGATCCGTCTCATACGCGCGTCATCCCGCGCGAGACATTTACGTTCTTGCACCAACCTGCTTACGCTCAGGTTGGCAAAACCGCCATGTCGGACTTCCGGTCTATTTATCAGGCTGACTTCGACATTATTCACTTACAAGACGCTGGCGATGTGCTAGAATTTGCTTTACGCGCAGTCAAACCAGCGAGGCTTGTATGAATGTCATGGTAGCGATCCCGGCTTATACCGGGACGATCCATCTGGGTACGATGCGGTCGCTTATGACCGATTTGATGGCGCTTCAGGCGCGGGGAGATGAATGGACGGTCCATGATGAATGCGGTAACGCTCTTATCGCCGACGCCCGCGCCTTGATCGTGGCTCAGTTTCTTGCGTCGGACTGCGATACGTTGGTTTTTATTGACCATGACGTCGCATGGGAAGCTGGCGCATTATTGAAACTCGTAGACGCTCCCGTCGATATGGTTGCGGGCATTTATCCTCAACGTCGCGATCCTATTAACTATTGTGTCAAATGGCTCAATAAAGATGAGCTTTGGGCCGACCCTGAAACGGGCTTGCTTGAAGTCGCTGGTGTACCGGCAGGTTTTATGAAGCTGTCGCGTAAGCAGCTTGAAGCTATGGTTGAGCAATACCCTGACACGGAGTTTTACGTAGAAAACGCCCCCAACGAAAAGGCATGGGCTCTGTTTGCCGATTATCGGATCGGTAAGCATAAGATGGGCGAAGACTATGCTTTCTGTCGCCGGTGGACAGACATGGGCGGCAAAGTCTGGATCAATCCTGAAATCAAAATGGCGCATATCGGTAACAAGACCTTTCAGGGGCATCTTGGTAACTGGCTAAGGAACCGCGTATGAACATCTATCTTCGTCATCCCACGCACGGGACAAAAGTTGCTTTTATGGAAGAAGAAGCTATTTTTGATGAAGAACATGGCTGGACGCGCTATACTCCCGGTGAGCCTGAGCTTGACGACTTTGCGTTTGAAAACCAGATGCGAGGCAGACGGCGCGGTAGGAAACCGTTGAATGAGGAAGCAGTAAATGACGACAGCGGGCGACCTGATTAACGGTTCTCTTCGGCTTCTCGGCGTATTAGCGGAAGGCGAAACTCCGTCGGCTGAGACGTCTCAGGACGCGCTCAACGCTATGAACCAGATGATTGATAGTTGGAACACCGAACGCTTGTCGGTGTTCTCTACGCAAGATCAGGTTTTTAGCTGGACGCCTTACGCCATTTCGCAAACGATGGGGCCAACTGGCGACTTTGTCGGCAATCGCCCAGTCTATCTGGACGACAGCACGTACTTTAAAGACCCCGCGTCCGGCATCTCTTACGGCATCAAGTTTATCAACCAGCAACAGTATGACGGCATCGCCGTCAAAACTGTGACCAGCACATACCCGCAAGTCATGTTTATCAACATGACGTACCCTAACATCGAAATGTATGTATACCCGCGCCCGACCAAGGTGCTTGAGTTTCACTTCATTTCGGTTGAAGAGCTGGATAAGCCCGCGCAGCTTGCTACGACATTGGCATTCCCGCCCGGCTATTTGCGCGCGTTCCGATATAATCTTGCATGCGAAATGGCACCTGAGTTTGGTGTTGAGCCATCCATGACGGTGCAGCGCATTGCTATGGCATCAAAGCGCACCTTGAAGCGCGTCAACAACCCAGACGATATTATGGCTCTCCCGTACAGCATCGTAGGCACACGCCAGCGTTACAACATCTTTGCGGGTAACTACTAATGAAAAGCCCCATCCTTGGCTCTGCGTATATCGCTCGCAGCGTCAACGCTGCCGACAACCAGATGATAAATCTGTATCCCGAAATCGTGCCGGAAGGCGGCAAAGAGCCCGCTTTCCTTCAGCGCGCGCCGGGGTTGCGGATGCTGGCGCAGTTTGGCAACGGTCCTATCCGTGGGTTGTGGACGTTTGGGAATTACGGTTACGCTGTGTCCGGCGGCGGTTTCTATAAGATCGACAGCACTTGGACTGCGACATACAAAGGCGCCGTTGCTAACTCTGGCCCGGTGTCAATGGTCGACAACGGCACGCAGCTTTTCATTGCTGCGGGGTCTAAAGGTTACATTTACAACTCTAGCACAGACGTCTTTGCCGAAATCACGGATGTTGATTTTGCGGGCGCCGTGACCGTTGGTTTTATCGACGGCTATTTCGTCTATAACCAGCCAAATAGCCAAAAGTTTTGGGTGACGGCGCTTTACGACGGCTCATCTGTTGACCCGCTCGATTTTGCCAGCGCTGAGGGCTCGCCTGACAATCTTGTGGCGTTGATCGTGGACCACCGCGAAGTTTGGCTGTTCGGCACCAATTCGCTTGAGGTTTGGTACGACGCCGGTACGCCTGACTTTCCGTTGCAACGCATTCAAGGCGCGTTTAACGAAATTGGCTGCGCGGCTCCCTTTTCCGTTGCTAAACTAGACAACGGTATTTTCTGGTTGGGCGCAGACGCGCGCGGACGCGGTATCGTCTATCGCTCGCAAGGTTACGCCGGTCAGCGTATCAGCACACACGCGGTTGAGTGGCAAATTCAACAGTATTCCGACATTTCGGATGCAGTTGCGTATACCTATCAGCAAGATGGGCACTCATTCTACGTGCTTAACTTTCCGTCTGCCGACATTACGTGGGTTTATGATGTCGCGACACAAGTTTGGCATCAGCGCGCCGGTTGGTTGAATAATAAGTTCACGCGGCATCGCGGCAACTGCCAAATGGCGTTTAACGGCGAAATTGTCATTGGAGATTATATCTCCGGCAATCTTTATGCTTATGATCCAACAGTTTACACGGAAGCCGACACGGTTCAAAAATGGCTGCGCTCATGGCGCGCACTTCCAACTAGCCAAAACAATCTTCGCCGCACGACGCAGCATAGCCTTCAGCTTGATTGTCAATCCGGCGTAGGTTTGGATGGCAGCGCGCTTGTACAGGGAAATAACCCGCAAGTCATGTTGCGTTGGTCAGACGACGGCGGCCATACATGGTCCAACGAACATTGGCGGTCTATGGGTAAAATCGGTCAAACCGGGCGCCGTGTCATTTGGCGTCGGCTTGGTATGACTGTAAAATTGCGTGACCGCGTGTACGAAGTGTCGGGCACCGATCCGGTGCAGATTGCTATCATGGGCGCCGAAATACTTGGAAGCCCGACCAATGCCTGATAACGTCACACAAATCCCGGCGCCGCGCGTCCCTATCTGGGATAAAATGACGGACTATGTAAATCGGACTTGGTACCGGTATTTTTACAATTTGTATGCCATTCTTGGCAGTGGCTCTTTACGAAATGGCGCTTTTTACGACACAACCACGCAAACCGCCGCCGCCATAAACACGGCCTATGCCATTACGTTTAATACGGTAGATATAACGGCTGGGGTGTCTCGCGGAACACCGACTTCGCGCATCTACGTAGACCGCGTTGGCACATATAATATTCAGTTTTCGGCGCAGTTTGTGAGCACAAACGCATCCGCTAAAGACATTTATATTTGGTTGCGTGTAAATGGTACAAACCATCCATACTCAGCAACCAAAATTACCATGAGCGGCACCAGCGGCGCGTATGTCGCAGCGTGGAACTTTTTTGTGCGCCTAAACACAGGTGACTATTTCGAGCTTATGTGGTCAACTAGCGACACTAATGTTCAGATTTACGCTAATGCCGCTTCTGCGCCTGTCCCTGCCATCCCTTCGGTCATCTTGACCGTCTTTTCTATCATAGGTGAGTAATGGCTGTTCTCACGCCCACCCCCAAAACGCAATTCTTGACGGCGTCTGGCGCTCCGCTTGTTGGCGGTAAGGTGTATACCTACATCGCCGGGACAACAACGCCGCAGGCAACCTATACGGACTCGACCGGCGCGACGCCTAATGCCAATCCCACTATCTTAGATAGTCGCGGCGAAGCTAACATTTGGCTGGGAGGTTCGACATATAAGATCAAATTGACTGACGCTAACGACGTTGAGATTTGGACCGTCGATAACGTCTCAGCACCGACCGCGGCACTGTCGCCGGTTCTGTCTGGTAACGTCACAATTGACAGTAACACGCCCGGTCCGGCGCTCAAGATCACGCAGACGGGCACTGGTCCAGTGATGCGAGTTCAGGACTCGTCGGACCCAGACGCCACGCCATTTATTATCGACTCCGACGGCAACGTAGGCATCGGTACTGCATCGCCTTCAACGGCGTTTGAGATTGCCTCACCGGGCGTTTTTAAAGGCGCTTGGGCGTATATGCCGGCGGGCACGGCAGTTGTGTTTGCGCAGACTTCGGCGCCAACTGGCTGGACTAAAGTCACCACGTACAATAACGCGGCGCTCCGCGTTGTGAGCGGCAGCGCGTCAAGCGGCGGTACTGTTGACTTTACCACAGCTTTTACGTCGCAGGCCGTATCCGGCACTGTCGGCAACACAACTTTGACCGAAGCGCAAATCCCATCGCATACGCATACTTACGTAAGTACGCGCGGTGGTGTGCAATCTGGCGGCGCAAACGTTGACGCGTTTTATGCTAACACAACTACAACTGGGACCGGCGGCACTTATTCGATGACAAACACGGGCGGCGGCGGTTCCCACACCCACACGTTCACAGGTACAGCCATTAACTTGGCTGTTAAATATGTGGACACAATCATAGCAACGAAGGATTAACGCTTGCAGCTCAAAAACGGTTCATTTTGTCCGCTTATTAAGAAGGACTGCGTGCAGCTTCAATGCGCATGGTTCACTTGTTTGCGCGGGACGCATCCGCAGACTGGCGCGGAGATCGACGAGTGGATGTGCGCCGTTTCGGCGCTGCCCATGCTTCAGATCGAAGTCGCTAAGGAAGCCCGGCAGGGCGCCGCGGCGACCGAAAGTTTCCGCAATGAGATGGTCAAGGCTAATCACGCTATTTTGGCCGGCGCGCCAGACGTGTTCAAGTTGGCGTCTAATTGAGAGGCTAATGGCAACCGAACTTATAGATGATCGTGAAAACGCTCTAAAAGTAGGCTATGCCGCAACGGATTGGTCTACTCCGGTAGATTTTGACCAATATAAAAACGTATTGGCAAACTGGACCGTAAAAGCTATTGTACGAGACGACAAATACATTGGCGCGGCGTATTTTAAGGACGGGGAAGTGCACGTATCCGTGCTTCCAGAGTGGCGCAAAAAGTGGGCGACACGCGGCCTTATAGATACGCTTTTCGCTGACAAAAACGCATTTACGCGGATTATGCCGGGGCATGAATATATGTACGGCATCTTCCATCGACTTGGGTTTACTGTCCGCAAGGACGGTACAGTGGCGAGAGAACGCTAATGGGTATCGAAACAGCCATTCTTGGGGCAGCGGTTATTGGTGGCGGCGCTTCAGCTTACGCCGCCAATAAAGCGTCTAGCGCCCAATCAAAAGCCGCTTCTCAAGGTATTGCGGCGCAGGAAAAAGCCGCTGCGGAGTCCACCGCGCTTCAGCGCGAGATGTTTAACAAACAGGTTGAGCTGCAAGAGCCGTTCCGGCAAGCCGGCCTAACATCGCAAAATCAGCTTCTTGATTTGCTAGGGTTAAGTGGTAACACGGGCGCCGCGGGCTATGGTTCGGCGGCTCAGCCGTTTAGCATGACGGCGTTTCAACAAGACCCCGGCTATCAGTTTCGTTTGGAAGAAGGCCAGAAAGCCCTTGAGCGTTCAACCGCTGCGCGCGCTGGCTTGCAGTCAGGCGGCGCGCTCAAGGCCGCGGCACGCTACGGCCAAGACTATGGGTCACAAGAATATCAGAATGCGTTTAACCGTTATCAGGCTGAGCGCGCCGCAAAGATTAACCCGTTGCTTAGCATTTTGGGCGCGGGGCAGACCAGCGCCAACGCGCTGACCAACGCTGCGGGTACGACGGGCACAAACTTGTCTAACACCGCTATGAATTTAGGTAACAACCTAGCAACTGGCTATGGCAATCTTGGTCAGGCCCGCGCCTCTGGTTATGTCGGTATGGGCAACGCACTCAACACGGCGCTGAGCGGCGGCATGAACGCCTACATGATGAACCAGTTTATGAACCGTATGCCGATGGGCGGTGCGGCGACGTACAACTTTAATGCGCCCTATACGGCTCCGACCTATCCCGTAGATGTCGGCACAGGCATCAGCTACGGTTAATAAGGATTTATACAATGGCTGATTACGGTCTTGCAGCACAAGTTGGCGCCGGTGGGGCTAATGCTTTTAACCCTATGCAGTCAATGGCTCAGTTTCAGACTATGAGCAATGCCATGTTGCAGGGGCAACAGCTCCAGCAACAGATGCAGCAACAGAATGCGCTGCGTAACATTCTCAATCAGTCCGGCGGCAAAGTAACCCCTGAGATCATTCAGGGGCTTGTTGCGTC